ATATTATAAAAGCATTAGGTGCACATGTTGCAAAACATAGAACACAAGATTTAAAACATATTATGTTTAATAGCAAACCATCTTTAATTGGTAGAATATATAGAAAAATATTAGAACCAATATGTTATGTAGTAGGTAAATTATGGCAATAAGAGATATGAAAGGTACAGTTGCAACAACAACTGGTATGATGAATGAAAGAGCAGCAGCTCCAACAGTTCCTGATATGTCACAAATTAAAATGCCAACAAATAAAGAAGTTGCCTCTACAGAAAAACCAGCTAGAGTTGTAGCAACTACTCAACCAGTAACAAATACTTTAGCAAAAAAAATTGAAGGATTAACTGATGAAGATAAAACTACTTTAGGTATAGTTCTATCTCCATCTGTTAGTAAAGTCATTAGTAAGATTGCTCCAGAAGTAAAACCACTTTTAGATCAGTTTACTAAAGAAGAAGAAAATATTGTACTACCAGTTTCATTAGTAAAAAATTTTGCTAATAGAAAATATGGTGGACAAACTGAACAAGAATCATTACAAAGTTTTGTTAATGATCTTTCAGGACAGATGGAAACACAACAAACAAATGTGCCACCTGATAATCAAATGGTTGCTCAACAGGAAACTAATGAGCAAGCAGAATCTGGTATGGATTTTAATTCTATCGATTCTGATGTCAGCCCACAAAATATGGAACAAGTTTAGAGCTACCCTTACCCATAAGGCACTCAACCCAAGAGGTAAAAATAATGGAAGAAGAAAAAAAAGTTTCTAAAGAAACTAAAGTTAAAATGCCAGAAGCAAATCCTTATAGCAAAGTTAGAGAAACTGATGATGCTGAAACAGAAGCGTTTGCAAAAGGTGAGTTAACAAAGTTTCATAGGGAACGAAGAGAAAAGGAAGCAGAAGCAGCAACCGAACAGAAGGACACCGATGCATCTGAAGAGACTGCAGAAAAATCAGAAGTAAAGGCTACTCCTATCGCTGAACGCCCTGCAAAAGCTGAAGATCGTGTTTTTAAGAAACGTTATGACGATCTTAAAAAACACTATGATTCTACAATTAATAAACACAAGGAAGAAGTTGTATCTTTGCGTTCTCAATTAGAATCAAGTACTAATCAATTTGTGCCACCTAAATCAAAAGATGAATTAGAGGCGTGGAGAAAAGAGTACCCTGATGTTTATGATATGGTTGAAACTATAGCTATGAACAAAGCCACTACTCGAACTGCAGAAATTGAAGACAAATATAAAAACCTTCAACTCCAGCAAGAACAGATTGCAAAAGAAAAAGCCGAAGTAGAACTTTTAAAATTACATCCTGATTTTAATGAGATTCGACAGAAAGAAGAATTTCATAATTGGGCTGCTAATCAAGATCCTACTATTCAAGGTTGGTTGTATGAAAATACATCTAATGCTAAGTTAGCTGCTAGAGCTATTGATCTATTTAAAATGGATAATGGTGAAAGTAAATTAACTAAAAGAGAAGAGAAGGATGTTAAGAAAGAAGCTGCTAGAGCAATTTCTAAAACAAGAAAAAGTACTGAGTCCGATATTCCTAAAAAGAAAGTTTGGACAACTAGTGAGATTTCTAAATTGAAACCTCATGAATTTGAGAAGCACGAGAAAGACATTGACCTTGCACGTTTAGAAGGTAGGATTGAACAAAGATAACAATCTAACTAAACAATAGGAGAAGCATTATGGCTTTTACAAACTCTGCGGGATATCAAAACCTTGCACAAGGTAATTTTACTCCGCAAATTTTTAGTCAGAAAGTTCAAAAATTCTTCAGAAGAGCATCAGTGGTAGAAGACATTACTAACACTGATTACGCTGGAGAAATTGAAAATTTTGGCGACACAGTAAAAATAATAAAAGAGCCTACAATCACAGTTAAAGATTATGCTAGAGGTCAAACAGTTGATACACAAATATTAGCTGATGACCAAATAACTATGACTGTCGATCAAGGTTCTTACTTTGCTTTTAAAGTAGATGATATTGAAGAAAGACAATCTCATGTAAACTTTGAAGCACTTGCAACCTCTTCAGGTGCATATTCATTAAAGAAAAACTACGACTACAATGTATTGAAGTTTATATACGACAATGCAAACGATGGTACGGGTGCAGGAACTGACGCATCACCAATCGATGGTGACGCAGCTGTAGATACTTTAGCAAATTTAGTATCAACACTTAAAAAGAACCTGGATAAAAATGATGTGCCAGAAGAAAATAGATGGCTAGTTGCACCACCTGAATTTTTTGAGCAATTAAGAAAAGCAGGCGGAAAACTATCTGACCAATCAGTAATGAACGATGGTGGAGCATCACAAATCAGAAATGGTAAAGTCACAGACAGACCATTATTTGGTTTTAATATGTATTCATCAAACGCTATTGCTGTATCAGGTGGAGCTGTTGCGTCTCATACTTTTGGATCTGCTGGATCTAATGAGTATGCATTCGTATACGGACACATGTCAGGAGTTGCAACGGTAAATCATATCGCAAAAACAGAATTAATCAGAGACCCTGATTCATTCGCTGACGTTGTCAGAGGACTACACGTATTTGGAAGAAAAATCCTTAGAAGTGAAGCAGTCCAAAGAGGCGTTATAACAATAGGTTAATTGGGAGGATTATAAATTATGGCAACTTATGATGTAACAGGTGCTGGCGGAACAGCTGGACATTCTGCAAATGGCAGAACACCTTATATGATAGAAAACACAATTGATGTCTCTGCAATTAACGGAGACTCAGGTACAGCTCAGAATGATGTTATTAGATGTCTTGACGTTCCTGCAGAAAGTGTAGTATTACACGCAGGACTAGAGGTACTAACAGCATGTTCAGGCTCTGTAGTTATCGATATTGGTATCACAGGAAGTTCAGCTGGATTCTCAGATCCAGATGCTTTCGTTGATGCTTACGATGCTACTGGTGCAGCTTATGCACCAAGAGACGTTGCTGATGCGGCACCTGTGTTGACTACGAAAGTAGCAGACACAATTGATGCGTTAATGGCTGGAGCAGCTTCAAGTGCGGGTAAAATCCGTGTTTTTGCTATTCTATGTGATGTTTCAGGAATTGATGAAACTGATAGAAACACAGCTACTCAACACGATACAGCAGTATAATACTGCATAATTTTAAGGGGGGCTATATGTCCCCCTTAATACAATACCCCTTACAAAATAGGAGAATAAATAAAATGGCTATACATGATTTAAGAAAAAAAACTAGAGCAAGCACAGGTCAAAGAATTGTTATGGATCCAAATAAAGTAAGGATAAGTAATTTAGAAAATAGACTTAACAATCAAGAACAAAAACTTGATAAAATATTAGAGTTATTACAAAATGGCAACAACTTACCTAACACTAACAAATAGTGTACTTAGAGAATTAAACGAAACAGAGCTAACCTCTAGTACGTTTAGTTCCAGTAGAGGTATACAAACTGCAATAAAAGATTTTATTAATAAAGGTATTCATGATATTTATAATGAAACAGGTGAGATACCATTATTGTATTCAAGAACTACACAAGATTTAACTATTGGTGATAATGAATATTCATTTCCTGCTGATTTTAGAAAAGCAGATATGGATTCATTTTCTATGGCACCAAGACAATTAGTAACTAATGGTGAGTTTGCATCTAATATAACAAGTTGGACAACTGGAGATGGATCACCATCATACACATCAAGTGGTAATGGTAGATTAAATTTAAATGATGCAGCTGCATATCAAGCTATTAATACTACAGTAAATAAAACTTATAAAATACAAGTTAGAGTCTTAAGTCCAAATAGCTCAACTACAGGATTAATTATAAGAGTTGGTACATCAGCAGGTGGAACACAAAACTTAAATACAACACAAGCTGTAACTAATTTTAGAGAAGGTGCTATATTAAATACTACATTTACTGCATCAGCACAAACTTCTTATATATACTTAGAAGCACCTAGTGTTCAATTAGATGTTGACTATGTTAGAATATCTAGAAGTGATATAGCTACTAGAAAATTAACATATGTAACTTATGATAGTTTTTTACAAAATAATAAACCAACTGATGATACAAATAACAGTAGTAATTATTCAGTACCATTAAGAGTTTATATATTACCAGATCATTCAGCATTTGGTGTAAGTCCAAGACCAAACACAAATGAATTTACAGTAAGTTACGATTACTATACAACACACACAGATTTATCTGCTCATGGTGATAATATGAGTTTACCTGACAGATTTAGAACTTTGATCGTAGATAGAGCTAAATACTATACATACATGCTAAGATCAGA